CTGGGTGTTCTTCTTGTTTTCTGCCGTGGTGATGAATTCTTCATCCATTGGTAGGCCCATGAATCCCTTTGGCATCATCATAAATTTGTCCATGCTGTTCTCCTTAAGTGATTTCGCGGCCAGATGCGCGGATGGTCAGTGATGTAGCTGCGCTGGCAATGGTGCTGATAAAACTGCCTGATTCCAGTGCCTGACCAACCAACTCTGGGAATGTGTAGGTCTCATCAGGTGCAATGCTGCGAGTGTCCACAATCAAGTTGGATGCGCCAGCTGCGCCACCACTGGTCACCAGATTAACGCTGATCGTCACATTGCCTGCCGTGGTATTGGTGGCCGTGAACTTGTCGATCAGCGCCTTGCAGTTCACTGCTGTGTACTGCGTGGTCTGGGCATTTTCGGCCTGTTTTGGTGGGATCAGAACCTTGATTGATACGGTCATTTCATTCTCCTTATGTGGCTTCGCCACCGCTGGCGATGATTGTGAGGCCTGCCGATGCTGCCTGAATTTGGATTGTGTCGCCTGCGTTCAGCACCTCGATGCCGTTATATTGCAGAGTGTTGTTGCCTGGTACTGGCACATCGTATAGGAATGCGTTGCCAGTTCCTGCTGATCCTGCCGATGGCACCAAGAACACGCGCACATTGATGGCCGCTGCCGTAGTGTTGGCAATGCTTAACTCTTTAAGAAGCGTGCGTGTGCTGGCCGGTACGGTGTACAGCGTTGTCACGCCTGTGGTGATGGCCGCTTGGCCAAGTTTTGCGGGTGTAATTACATCGAAAGCCATGTGAGCACCTGATTAGATCGCACTGAGGCGGTTTGGTTTGCATAAGGCAGGATGCCATTCACATCGTGTGCCAGTTCGATATTGTTGCGCACAGGTGCTAGTGCAAGCAAGTCCAATGCTTGGGCCAATCGTGGAATAGCATCCAAAGCCTGCTGAATCTTGGCATTCAGTACAGCGTCATCTACTGCTGTATCCTGCGCCAGCGCACTAATCTGGGCTAGTGCATTGTTGGCGTTTGCCGCTGCGGTGTCTGCCTGGTACTCAAAGTCAGTTCCTGTGATAACCTGAATTTCATCAACAGTAGCAAACAGCAATTCAAACTGCCTGATCTGTTGCTGGTCAGTCAGAAACGTTGCGAGCTGATCTCGCGTCAAGTTCAATCTGCGGGAAACAGGTGAGGTTGCCATCAGAATGCCAATGCCTCGATCTGGGCTTCAAGACGGATGAACGACACGTGAGCATCGCTGTCACCACGGAAACGCTGGATTCTCCAGTTGCGCATGTGGCCTTGCTGAAACCATGCCAGGCGCTTGACGGTGTTTCCAATTGTGCCAACTGTGATACTGCGATCTTGACTCCATGACTTGCCATCCACGCTGTAGCTGGTGCTGATCTGTGGGTTTGTTCCCAAGGCCACGCTGCCTGTTAAGCTGACCAGCTCCATCTCATTGAAAATTGCGCCATTGCTTTCGTTGTAGACGATCAGCGTGCCAAATTCCCAGCGAACTTGCTGGCCCCAATGCTCACCAGTGCTTTGCACAAAGTAGCCAATGGAGCTGGATTGAGGATCGCCAACCAACCACTTGTCGTAAATCCAGACCATGTTGCGTGCGCGATATTGCGCAAAGCCGACCACAGTGCTGGCCAGTGTAAACCAGACCGCCTCGCCCAATGCCTCCGATGCTGATGCGTCATAAACAATGGTGCGGTCTGGCAGATGCACATAAAGGTGCAGATGGTTCTTGTCGTTGCGTGCTTCTAGTTGGACGCGCACCAATTGAGCTTCTGTATATTGCAACAACAGGTTGTCAATCTCTTGGGTGCTAAGTTTTTGGGTGGTCGCTGCTGCACCAATGTAAATTGATGGAGCTTCGTTTCGACCACCGCCCAAGAATGCAATGCGATCAAGGAAGATGCAACATGCATGCGTTCCAAGTACGCCTTTTTGGACTTGTGCGCCATCAATACGTGCGAATGGAAACAAGTCGCCACCCACGTTGTCGAACACCTCAATGGTGTTGCTGTTGAGCGCATAAACCTCGTTGCGCAGCTTGATGAGTGCCACTACAGGGTCTGGATCAACTTCTGAGCTGCCGTACTTTAGCGGGTTGACTGCTAATGGATTAGAAAGCTCTGTGACGACCAAATTGGCACCATCAGTCGTCATGAAGTAGCCATCTACCCAGCAGAAGTCGAGCACCACACCTAGGTCTGGATCGGTGTTCTGCGTGAGTGTGGATGCAACTGGGTCCCAGAAGTAAAGTCGGCCACCTGATGCAATACCCAGCAAGTCGAAGCTGTAATCCATCGTCACCAGATCAGTGGTTGGTCCACCAACATCGCCAAGAGTCGTCACAGTACCATCTCTAGCCACCGACACCAGTTTGGTGCCCATGACTCGGTAGCAGATACCATTCCAGTTGATGCCGCCACGGTCAGTGCCTGGACCTGTGCCATTAGCCACAATGCCATCGCCTGGACGCAGGAATCCATTGCTGATGCCAGACTTCTTTGGCACAGGCATCATGTTGACCGGATAACTGGTGCGCAGCTCTGGCGTGTTGTCAGCGTAGATGCCGTTGAGGATTGGTATTTGCATGGCTTACCACTTGACCTTATTAGCCCAATACGCTGCGCTCATCTTGCCTTTGGCAATGTTCTCAGCGTGTCTGGCTTTGAATGATTCTCTACGAGCCTCGGATGCCTTCGACTCGCCTTCCTTCTTTGGAGACCCAGACACGCCTTGCTGACCAAAGCGAATGGTCTTCACTTGGTCACCGGCCTTGGCCACGACAACGTGGCTTTTGGTTGGGTGCGATGGCGTGCGTTTTGGCTTGTTGTAGCCCTCCACGCCAGCGCGAGCGAGTCTTGAGTCTTTGGTTGCCATGATCAGAAGATAGCTTGCAAACTGTAGTATTCCAATTGAACCAGCTCATTTGCAGTTGTTGGTTGAGCAGTGATTGCAAATGTCTGATCGACATTGGTATTAACACTTAGTGTCAAGACAGTACCTGTTGATGCTCCGTGGCCAGTTGCGCCAACTGCACTTGAGACAATTTGCGAGCCACCACGATTAACAATCTCTTTTTGAACCGATACGCTTGCAACGTTGGCTGAGGCCAATGTAAAGACTGCACTACCACCAAATGTCATTCCAAGGTTTTTGGCGTTGGCACTGTTGGTTAAGCTGAAAAGTGCATTGATCTCGATCTGTCCACCAGTTCCGACCGACCAGCCTGGCACAGTGACAGAGGACAGAGTGACTGCTGTGTTGGCCACAGCGACCACTGCGGTGCCGTACCAGACCAAGGCAGTCTGCACGCCACTTTGCGTGCCACTTGTGGTGATGGCTGCACCGCCTGCGGATGCTGACACAGTGAATGTGTTTGGTGACAACACAGTTTTGACGTAATAGGTCGTGTTGATGGCCAAGCCAGTTGGCAATGCGCCAGTGGTCGAGAAGCGAATCGTGCTGTTGGCAGACAATCCATGATCTGTCCATGTCACCACGCCAGGTGCTGCGATGGTGATCGTGGCAGTGGCACTTTTGTAAGCCAGATCGATTGTGACTGCTGTGCCGGTGGTGTCAGTGTCCAATGCTGTGACTGGGTACAAACCAGTCACGCCTGTGCCGCCACTCCATGTCACATAAACATTTTCACCAACTGCCACGGCTGCTGTCAGGCCATGAGCGCCAGCGCTGTTCAAACGAACTTTTCCTGCGTTGTTATCGTATGTCAGAGTCACGAATGTGCCAGCAGGCTCAACCAATCCAATTGGGCCTTTATTCTCAATCACCAATTGAGGGAAGCTGCGCAGTTGAGGCTGTGCGCCAATGCTGTACTCGACAGTGGCATTGCGATTGTCAATGCGGATTGTGCGCTCTTCGGTGTAAGGGCCGAAGGTCTGGGCAGTGTTGAACAGCGTGCCAATGGTGCTGTAGTTCCAATATTGTGCGCTTGGTGCAACAGATTGCAACAGAACTGTGGTGGCCTCGTTGCCGGTGTTGCCGATGCTGATGTACTCGCCAACAGGCAGAATCACATCGACTTGGTTTTGGGTCAGACTTGGTTGAATAAACATGATGAAATCTCCTAAAAATTAAGCGATGCGATACCACGAATTTGTGGCTTGATAGAAACGCATAGTGAAGAATGCATTGGCTGCCAGTGTGGTTGGTGCACCAAATGCATTAGACGCGCCATTGAGCGCCAGCGTGAAGGCTGTGATGATCTGGGTGCTTGTCACCAGCACTTGAGTGCCATCAGGCACGCCAGTGTTCAGTGGCAGGGTGATCGTGCCTGTGGCCAGTGTGCCAGCAGGTTGCAAGATCATCCATTGCTGTTCGCTGACTGGTGTTGGCACTGTCACATTGAAGCCAGTGCCTGGAACGTACAGATTGGTGGCCACGGTCGGGGCCGCGAATGTAGCTTGGAAGTATTGCAGCAATGCGCTGACCGACATTTTCCGAGCATCGCCATTGTTCTGGTCGTAGACCGGAATCTGGTTTGCACCAGAGACTTGGCTGATGCTTGAGAGTTGGTTGATTTGTGGCATGTTGGTATTTCCTCAGTTGTATTCGAGTGGGCCGTCTTGACCGGCCAAGACTGGATCGTATGGGCGCTGCAAGAATGGGTCGTCGTAGACGCGCCAAGGCTTGTTGCCTGCACCGGCTGGCATTGTGCCTGGCATCTGTTGCTCCATTGGCATGGCTGCGCGTGACAGGAGCGTGTTGTACGACTCCTTGGCTGTCATCTTGGTGTCAGGCATGACCTGCTTGCCATAGCTGGGTGCCAGTTTGATGGCCAGATTGGTATAGATGGCCTCGTTTGCACTGTCAGGCACGTTGGTCTGCTCGTCCAGATCGCTGTCTTGAGGGCTGGATGGCAGTGGGTATGCCAAGCGAATGCCCAGTGCATTCCATGCGGCCATCATGGTGTCAAGCCTGCGCAGGGCAGATTGCAACTGTTCAGAGGTCAAGTCAAAGACGTAGGATGCAAGGCCAATTTCCTCGAAGGCCTGTGCGACGAATTGACGCTTTGTCCATCCCATGTCATTCTCCTGTGTTCTCAGACAATCTGTCTTGGATCAATTGTCCCAGTTTTTTGTCTTTTGTGCGACCATCAAAGCGAATTCCTAATTCTGTGGCCTTAGCCTCAAGTTCTTCGCGGGTTGGCCCTGCGTCCTCATCAATAGGCTCTGGCTCAGGCTCGGGAACTGGCGCTGGCTCGGGCTTGACCTGCTCACGCCAGTCGAGTGGCTTGGCTGGCTTTTTCTTCTTTATTGGCTTGATTGCCCACTTTGGCTTTGGTTTGCCTGCTGGTGTAGCGTTTTCGCCTGCGGCTTCAATGGCCTGAGCAGATGATTCAAACCATCCTGCATCGGTCTTTTCATTGAATTCTTCTTGCGTTTGCACGCTGATGTAGGTGTAAGTTCCGCCACCTGGCTTCTTGTGGATGCCTGGGCTTTTGTAAAGCATTACTGGAAACACGCTCATTTTTTGCCTTTCATGGGCTTGGCTGTCTTGGCAGATGCAACAAATGCAGCCTTTGTAGGTGCGCCTTTTGTGCCAGGCTTGCGCATACGTTCAGGCGTTTTGCCTGCGGCCTTCTGGTCTGCAATGCGTTCACGCTTGGCGTGAATGTTGGCGTATAGACCGGCTTTCACTTCATGGCCTTCTTGGGTGCTTTGCCTGGCTTGCCTGCGGCCTTGGCTGCTTTGGTCGCCACGTTCAATGCGATGGCCACGGATTGCTTTTGAGGCTTTCCTGACTTCATCTCTTTGGCAATGTTCTTGCCGATGGACTTGCTTGAGTAACCTTTTGTCAATGGCATGGTGCGCTCCTTGGAATGAAGAAAGAAGAAGGGGCCGAAGCCCCTTCCCCCCTAAATCAGCTTAGGGCTGATTGAACAACAAGATGCCGGACATTTCAGGCTGCTTGTTGACCACACCGAACAGTGTGTCCAAGCGATACTTGATCGTCATGCTATCGATGTCATAGAACTTCTGCATTACCAGCTCCACGCCCTGATCGGTGGTAGCACGCATCACTGCGGTGCCAGCATCGGATGGGACTGCGTAGCGGCCAGGCAAGATTTCCAACGAGTCACGCTGCCAGAACACGTTGATGTTCGAAGCTGCGGTGTTGAGCCAGTTGA